CGCATAATTGAGATGGCGCGCGAACACCCCAGCCGAGGCACCACTGTTATAGTAGCCACCGGCCAGAGGCAGACGTTCGCCGTGGTTGCGCATCCAGAAGTTATCGCCGCCCAGGCCCGCCACAGGCGGATACAAGCACAACACCTTGGCGATGGCGGGCACCGTCAGCCCCGCCTTCACAGTCATGCTCTCGAACGCCTGGCCGGTGCCGTTGACGTTGTCGTTCTCGCCCACGTTGCCAGAGCGGCTGGTCACGGTGTCGGACAGCACGTTGCCTCCAGTGCCGTTGGCACCCGTCGCGTCGTACTTCAAAGTGCCCGCCGTACCCGGCGCAACCAGCGAGCCATCCGACGCCTTGATGGCCTTCCAGAGCGTCGAGGTGCTGCTCTGGTCTTTCGTGTTGTCGGCGGCGTCGTTGTTGGCCAGCACCTGGATTTCGCCATCGTTGAGGCGCAGGCCACCCGACCACTCCCACACGTTGCCATTCAGGTCGGCAATGCCGTTGGCCTGGCCGTTGTGCCGCCAGGAGGCGGGGCCGGAGCCGGTGTAGTGGCGGCCGTTGCCCGTGGCATCACCAGGCGCGCCACCATCAACACGGCGGGCCGTCTCCCACGTCGAGCCGACATCACGGCCCCAGTTGTTGTTGCCGCGCGGCATCGTGCCGTTCTTCCAGCACCAGAGGGCGATGGCCGCCCATTCGGCGTTGGTCATGATGTGCCAGCCGGGGCCGTTGTTCGCCGCCCACGTCCTGAAGGTGTCGAAGTTCGCGCTGACCTGCGGCACCGCGCCGGGGAAGGACAGCAGGTTGCTGTCCTTGACGCAGCCGACATGCTGGCCGATGAACAGCTCGCTCTTTTCCACGCCGTTGACGATGAAAGCCGGATGCACCCCGGTGCCCAGCGCCGGGTCGATGTCCTGCAAGTTGAACTTGGGGATCACGTTCATGTAGCTCGGATGCCCGGCCGCCGTGTAGAGCACGGTGACAAGGCCGCCCGTGGCCGCTTCCACGCTCGCGCGCAGGTCGTCTTTGATGAAGATAGTCATGGGTGGTGCTCCTAGGTCAGTTGGTGGGCCACAACGTCAGCGCGACGCGGTTGGGGTCGAACGGCACGGGGCTGCGCACGATGGTCGGCTGCTCGTCCTCGCCGAGCGGGCCTTCCTCGTCCACGTAGCGGCGGGCCGGGATTTCGATCTGCGCCAGGAACGCGCCTTCGCCGCCCTCCTGGGCCACGCCATCGTGCTGGCGGATTTCGATGATCTGCGCGACGTCCTCCTCGCGGGCCTCGCAGTTGACGGTGACACCGGCCACCGTGATGACGGCACCGTTGACGGAGAAGTCGGCCGAGTTCTGGCTCGGCTGCTTCAAGATGATTTGCGGCATGGATGATCTCCTTTCAGGGGTTTAGGCATTGAGGCGGCTCACCCGCCAGCGGGCCACCACGTTGTCGGCGGCGGCGGCCAGCCGCACGGTGAAGCCGTTGCTGGCACGGCTGGCCACCACCAGGCTCTTGGCCTCGGCGGGCGCGCCGTTGGCCGAGAGCACGTCGAAGGTGACGTGGTAGGCCGAATCCGGCAGCGCCGCGAGCTGCGGCGACGCCGAGGCGGGGTTGTCCAGCAAGATCGGGAACCCGGCCTCGACGCGGCGCACATCGGTGAGCGTGACGGCCGCCAAGTTGGGGTCGGTGGCGTCCGTCGAGTTGGCGGGCACCGTAAGGTTGTAGAGGCGGATGCAGCCGTCCGGCACGGCCTGGCCGATGGACGTCACGGCCAGCCGCCACAGGCCGCTGGCGTCCTGGAACAGGTAGGCGAACACGGTCACGGCCCCCGAGCCGGTGTTGCTGGGCACCGAGGCAGCGTTGTTGCCGTCTGCCACCGCGAACTTGCGCCCCTGGGCAAAGCAGGTGCCGGTCGAGATGTGCAGGTTGCGCGCGGCCGTGGTGGACTTGCTCACCGTGCAGCCGCTGACCACGCCCCGGTTGCTGATCGTCAGCACGCCTTCCTGCTGCGCGAACTGGTGCAGCCCACGCACGCCCTGGTTGGCCAAATTCGCCTGGTCGATGGCGAACTTGATGGCGGCCAGGGATGCGTCCTGGGCGTCCGGCCCGAGCGCCTCGGTGGCCGCCTCGATGGCGGTCATGCGCGCGGTCAGGCTGGCATGGTTGCCCTTGGCCGCATCGACCTGGTCGGCGCGGGCCTTTAGGTACGTGGTGCGGTTGGCGAGCTGCTTGGCCTGCACGTTGGCGATGCCATTGGGGCCGCCCAGCACGGGGTCGGTGGTTTCGATCTGGTAGACACCGCCTTCCCAGGTCGGGGTTTCAGTCACGTTTGCCATATCGGTCTCCTTAGAAAAGAATCGTCCAGGAGCCGGTCAGCGACAGGTCGGACTCCTTCTCGATGGGTTTGCGCTGCTTGCGCGAGAACAACGTGCCGTCCGCGCAGATCAGCCCGAACTCGGTGATGGCCACGCCGTTCAGCTCGGCCGTGGACAGGCTCCAGTTGAAGCGCACCTGGCCGGTCGCCGGGTACTCCACGCTGCCGATGGCCTTGATGTAGGGCGAGGTCAGCGCCGTCTGGCCCGGCGCGGCGGCGGCCTGGCCAATGCCGAAACCGATCTGCGTGATGTGCCGGTTCGCGCCCGCGCCGCCGATCAGGCGGGCGAGCTGGTTCTTGGCACCGTTGACGATGAGGTTCTCCTCGTCGATGACCGCGACCAGAACACCGGAGCGGTACACGTCAACGTGGAAGTGCCCGGCCAGCGGAACGCCTTCCTTGATCTTTATTTCCATTACGCCTCCAACATGGTGACAACGTCGCCGCTGTAGGCCGAGTTGCCGAAGTGGGTGAATTGCCCGGCGTACCGCTGCGAACCGTCGAAACGGTGGGCGCTGTAGGCCAGGCGGCCGTCGAAGCGCCGGTGGCGGCGCAACGTGATGGGCATGGGCAAGTCCTCCGCCACCGGAGCCGATGCCCCGAAGTCGGCCACGCCGCTGTAGTCCAGCTCGCCCGCGAACACCGGGCAGCGCGTCTGCTGGTCGAAGAAGCCGAGCGTGGCTTCCAGGCTTTCTTCCTCGCGTTCGCCTTCGTAGCGGGCACCCTCGGCCGTGGCCGAGAAACCGTTGTGCAGGGCCGCGCCGTTGAAGCGCAGCGCACCGTTCCAGAGGTGGGTAGCGCCCTGGTCGTAGGCCAGCGCGCCGTCATAAAAGTGCTTTCCCCATCGGTGCTGGTCGTCATGGGTCATGACGCCCTGGTGCTGCTCGACCTCGGCTACGTCCACCTGCTCGGTCTCGCTGGCGCGGTAGCGCACATCCACCAGGTGGCTGCGCGCGGGTTTCCATGCGTTGATGGTCTCGACGATGAGCGCGGTCTGCGCTGAAGTGATGGGCTGTTCGTCGCCCGCATCGGCGATGACGCGGAACTGCGCCCAGCCGTAGGCGGCGTAGGCTTCCGCGCCGCTGAACGTGATCGCACCGTCATAGCGGTTGGACGGCAGGCGCTCCTCGATCTCCAGGTCGTTGAAGCCCACCGCCTTGAGCGCCTCGCGGATGCTCCAGGGCGTGCCCTTGTGCCGGTGCAACGCCACGGCGCGCGCCAACAACGTCCGCCGCTGCTCCGGCGTGGTGGCCAGCCGCCAGCCTTCCGCGCCCATGACGTGGAACTGCTCGCCAAGGTGCGGCAGCGCGGACTCGGCGACGTGCTCGAAGTCATAGACCAGCGTGGGAGCCAGGTCGAGTTCGACCAGGCGCGCGATCAGCACCTCAAGCGCCCGCATGGACAGGTCAACCGCAAGCGCGGGCGGCAGCAGCGAGGGCTTCTCGAAGTCAGCCATACGCCACTCCCGTCACCGTCACCTTGATGCCGGTGCAGCGCGGCCACTCCCACTTCTCCAGGTCGATGTCGGCCGCAGGCTGCACGGGCGAGACGGAATACACGCCGTAGACATGCAGCGCGTCGATGAGCTGCGAGCGCACGATGGACGTGCCGAACTGCACCCGGCTGTCGCGGAAGTCCTTCGCGGCCTGCTCGACCTGCGCCTGGGCCAGCGCCGCGTCGGCCGTGTGGGTCAGCACGACGCGCACGTCGATGGCGTAGTCCACCGGAACCGGGTCGGCGACCATGACCTGGTCGTTGAGCGGGCGTACCTTCTCGGCGCTGCACGTCGCCAGCACGGCCGCCTTGATGGCTTCGCCAGGCAGGCCCGAGCTGGTCAGCGGGTACAGCGTCACGTCGCCGGGG